TCATTTCTTTTTCTTAGTTGCTGACTGTTTTAAAGCCATTGCAGTTGGTGCGCCTTTAGAACCAACCTTACGCATCTTTTCTCCACTACCTGCGGCAATACGTTTACGTTTAGCATGGATATTAGCCCATAAACCTGGTTTACTTGCCACGTTTAGCTGCCTTTTTCATAGGTTTAGCTGTCATAGCTTTACCTGTTTTCTTTGCGTATGATTTAGCTTCTTTCTTACCTTTTTCTGTATAAGCAAACTTTATTTTTCCGACCATTGGCATAATTATTTACCTTTCTTTTTAGCCATACCAGCTTCTGATAAAGCAATAGCAATAGCCTGTTTAGGAGACTTAACTACTTTACCACCTTTACCTGAATGTAATGAGCCTGTTTTAAATTCCTTCATCACTTTGCCCACTTTCGCCATCTTGCCTTTTTTTGTTGTTGGTTTTTTCATTTGGTATCCTTATAAACATATGTTCAAATTGACAATCAGGGCAAACAAGATAACCGGTTGAGTCAAAGACATCACCGCACTGCTCACACACATTAATATTCATGATAAAAAAAATCCCACCGAAGTGGGATAATGGGAGATTATATAAACGATGGAGACTATTCGGCCATCAACCTAGGATTATATTACAATTTTGATTAAAAGTAAACTATTTTATGCGTTTATTTTGCGAGATGCTATAGTTAATAAATTGTCAATTGCAAGTTCTAATTTATATTCATATGCAAATGGTTTTTTAGAACTTAAATACTTGTGATACAAAGCGTCTTGCTGTTCAGGTGGTAGATTATGAATTAATGTATCTATAATTCTAATATTATCTTGGTCTTGAATTAATATTAATTCATTAAACGAATCTTCAGTAGAAGCACCTCCAGAACTCATTACTAATGACCTAGAAGGAAAACCTAATCTATGTGTAGGCTTTTTCATCCATTGTGCCCAACCATCTAAAATCTCTAATAACCTATTTGTATCTAACATTATGAAACATCAACTTCTTTGACATGCCATCTGTTATTTTTTTTATACCAACCATGTATAATGATACGCCATTCAGCATCTCTTAAATGTTTTATAGAATCACTATTAGTTATTTTCTTTAGTCTAGCGCCAACATTAGTAAGTGTTGTGGTTTGAATACCAACTGTTTCTCCTGTTTCTGATATTGCTAATACGTCAATAATACCAAATAAATCTACTCTAACTCTTCCCCAACTGTTCCATTTTTCTACTACTTGAGATAATGGATAATTTTCTTTTTGTAATTTTTTTAAAGTTAACTGAGTTGGACTAGTTGCCATTGTCTATCTTTTCTAATTCACCTGTAGATTTATTAAGTTCATACTCAATCAAATGCGGTGATGTATCATCACTTTTCTTTTTTTTATTAAATATTTTATCCCAATTATCTTCAAACTTAGGTCTATCTGAAAACGGTCTTGGTGCGCTGCCTTTTCCCATTATAATATTCCTATCATTTCATGTTCCCAAAGATATTGCATGGTACCTATATAAGCTCTGTTCCACATATCTCGTTTTTCTTCTTTGTTTAAATCTTTACCCATATCTAATTTATAATGGCATTCAAAACATAATGCCGCAATTAAAGCATCTGAAACTTTAATACCCATGCCTTTGCCCTCATTACGATGAGCAGCACATATAGTTTCTGATTGTATACCACAATGTTGACATGGTATATCCCTTACAAGTTTAATTAGTTTAGTATTGCGGTATATCATTATTAAATTTAAACCCGTATTCATGTGCAAAACGTTCTACATTTCTATTATACTCTGAAAACTCTTCAGTGTTTAATGAACTTGTAGATTTAATTACTATAACTGGTTGACCAGCAATTTCTTTTTGCTCTGCTAAAAACTTGTATTTTAATAAATCATGAAGTTCAATATCGGTATAACCCAAATAAGACCCCAATTCTTTTAACATTAACCAATAACGGTCATTTTGTGATATTGATCTAATATATTTATGCTCACTAATATTAACTCTCCAATTTTTACTTAAGTCTAGCGTTCTTAATTTGTCTATTAAAATTGGTAAATTCAGTTTTGTTAAATTCCACCTTATCATAATCTCTCCATTTATCACTTTTAAGTACTTGACCATTATTTAATGTAATTTTATATTCACATGGACCAAATTGTTTATACCATTCAGTTTCTTCAAAATTCATATTGGTGTATCCTTATAACGTAAAGACTTTGGTTCAAACCATAGTGGAATTTTACCTTCCCATTCAAAATGCCTTTGTTTTGTTAAATTCATATATGCGTCTGGTGTAATTTTAATTTGATCTTCAGATAAATTATTAAATGCAATGTCTTCCTCTTTCTTTTTATTTCTGAAAACACTACATACATTATCAGCAAGGTTAGTTATGTTACTACTACCCATCACGTCAAATTTAGAAGGTGCTTGATTAAACTCGTCCATTGTTTTTCTACTATGTGCTACAAGATGAATATGTATATTAAGGTCTCTTGCTGCAATAGCTAATTGATCGCAAAATTTCTTTTGACCATTATAATCATCTTCGTTGATAGAGCACTTCATTAAACTGTCTACTACAAAATGCTGTATACCTAATTGCTCCGCGCCATAATAAATAACTGATAATACTTTATTGGCATTGGTAGAACCTAATTGATCATATATCCAAAGTTTATTATCTGCTTTATTTAAAAACTCTTCAATATAACTATCTGTCGGCATATCACTACCTAATGATTGACGTATAAATCTTGCTAATGTTGCTTTTGGTGTCATTTCAAAACTAGCTACTAAACATTTATAATTTTTTAACAAGTGTAAAATAATATAATTTAATAACATACTTTTGCCATGCCCTGAATAACCGGACCAAATTGTAAATTCGCCTAAACGTAAACGCCAAAGGTCATGCGTTTTACTAAACGGTAAAATCGCACCGCTTTGTATCTCACCATTAAAGTAACGTATTGTATGTTCCAAATAAGTACTAGGACTTTTAATTTTAAGATATTCATCTGATTCCCTTCTAAAAAAATAATTTTTAATTTGATCTTCATTTATAACTAATTTATTTAATGTGTCTTCTAATGACATAATATATAAGCATCCTTAATTCGTTGGTATGCTAATATTAATCGTTCTTTATCTTGTTCTATTAAAGTTTTTCCTTTAGATAATTCTAATGCTGCTAATGTACATAATAAAATTTCATTAGATAAAGATGATAAAACAACGTAAGGATTAAATGCCCTTTTAACTGGTTTCATATGATCTTCAAGTCTATTGGGAAATAAATTATCAAAAGTTAAACCAACAGCATCTAAAATATCATTTGTGTTACATCCAGAAAAACAATGTATTAATATTCTTCCATCGTTAACAAGTTTAATACCAACACTAGGTGATTTATCTTCATGAACTGGGCAAAGACATTGCCATTGATCATTGCCTGATTTATATACCTTTTGAAACTTGGAAAGTATTTCATTTATCTCCATATAATCTCCTTTTATATTATTTTTTATATTATATTATTATATTATCTTATATAGCACACACTTTGTATATAGCAATTATATATCAATTATATCATCTTGCTCAAACCAATTGTCTAACTCTTTTAACTTATTGATTATAAATTCTTTTGTTGTATGCAACCTAAATGCTATTTTACGTTCATCTGGTAAAATACCATTTTTTTCAGAAGCTAAACACCACAGCTCAAAAAGTATTGATTTTTGTTCGTATGTAAGATCATGCCAGTCAGGATCGTTTAAAATATCTCGACCATAAACCTTAAACCAAATCATTGAACTTTTATTTTTAAAATGTTGAAATTTATTCCAATTTCTTATTTTTTTCATATAATCTCCAGAATACTACAAGTGTAAATATAACTTTACCTGATTAATAATCCATTTAGAACCCCCTAATGATTTAATAATATCTTTATATTCTATTGGCAGTGTGTATTTAACTCCAATAGTTTCAATTGTATTTTTAGGTCTACCTGCACCTTTTCTTTTGCCGCCTCTTGGCATATCATTTCTCCTTAAAAAATTGATAAAAAATATTATATCACACAATTTGAAAAAAAGTGTTTACTTTTCCTATAATTATAATATATGATTATATTGTAATTTATATCAACATTGGAGATAAGAATGGCAAATGAATTTGGAAAAGCAATAGATAAAACATTTTTAAGTATAGATCAGGCTGAAACAAGAGGGTTTTTACATAGAGATTACATTGCTCATTGCTTAAGATGGACTCATGTAGTAAAATGGATATCTGCAAATGGTAGATATAAAACAGCTAAAGTACTTGATATAGGATGCGGTAAAGAAATGCCATTAGCAAAATTATTACATTCTTCAAGACTTGCTCCATTGTTTTATGCTGCAGCTGATGTTTCTAAAATAGAAATGCCTCAACATTTCGCTACGTCAACATGGAAACCTCATCAACTATTATCTGAAACAGATGCCGCTTTGTTAACTGTAGATAAATTAAATTACCAACCAAACGTTATAGTTTGTTTTGAAGTTTTAGAACATATAGAACCTGAGCATTGCAGAAGAATGATGTTAAACTTTTCTAAGTTAATAGAACAAGGAGGAACAGTTTTTTTATCTACTCCATGTTATGACAGTAAAGTTGGTGCTGCAGCAAACCATGTTAATGAAATGACATATAATGCATTTGGAGCTGCATTAGAAGATACAGGTTGGGAAATTGTTGGCCATTGGGGTACATTTGCATCAATTAAAGATTATAAAGATTATTTAACTGAAGATTTAAAACAAATATTTGATAAATTTAAAACATATTATGACTCTAATTATTTAGCAACAATTTTTGCACCATTATTTCCACATTTATCAAGAAATTGTATTTGGGAATTAAAGTTTAATCCAGAAAGAAACCCAAGATTATTTCCAAGTTTAAAAGATGTGGAAGGACCATGGGGCAGTAGTAGCAAATGGCAAGAATTATTAATTTAAGAGGATTATATGAAGACAAATTATCAAGATGTAGTTGAATTTCATAACAAATTTGGTTTGAAATATGAAGGTAAACCTATAGCATTAGATAAATCTACTCAGGCATATCGCGCACATTTTTTGGAAGAAGAGTTAAATGAATTTATTTTAAGTGCAAATTTGGATGATGTAGTAGGTATGGCAGATGCATTGGTTGATATTGTTTATGTTGCAATGGGAACTGCATATATGATGGGTTTACCTTGGCAGCAACTATGGGATGAAGTACAACGTTCAAATATGGATAAAGTAAGAGCATCTGATGCATCACAGTCAAAGCGTAAAAATTCATTAGATGTTGTTAAACCACAAGGTTGGGTAGGTCCTGACTTAAAACGTATTATTGAAAGTGTATAACGGAATCTACTATGAATGAAAAACTATTGTATACAAAAATTTACAGAGATTTACATGTAAGAGGTAAAGAACGCTCACCACGTGGAATGTTAACAAAAGAACTAGAAAATTATCATATAGATTTTTTACCATATCATAAATTTATTAATTTTGAATCACGTAAGTTAAATATAAATTATATTAAAAAAGAAATTCAATGGTATTTTAAAGGTAGTTTAGAAGACTTGAGTATTTGTAATGAAGCTGCAATATGGAAAAAATGTGTAACTAATGGAAAATTGCATAGTAATTATGGTTACTATTTATTTACTAAAGCTGGTCTTGGTTTTGTAGTTAATGAATTAACAAGAGATAAAGACTCACGCCGCGCATTGGTATCTATATTTAATTCTCATCAACATTTGTTTTCTGATAATAATGATGTACCTTGTACATCCACTTTAGGTTTTAGAATTAGAGATGGTGTTTTAAATATGACTGTACACATGCGTAGTCAAGATGCTATTTATGGTTTAGGTAATGACTTACCATTTTTTAATTTATGTTGGGAAATTGTGGCTGTAGCACTTAATATACCGCAAGGTCGATATCATCATTTTGTAGAATCATTTCATGTATATGAACGGCATTTTAATATGTTAGATACAATATTACATAAAGATACATTTTATGAAATAAAAAGACCAAAGATTGATTTATCTGATGCGCAGCAATTATTAAATGGTTTATATCCATCGTATGGTAGTGAATTTATTAAATGGTTGCATAATGAGACCTAGTATAGACAAATATTTTATAACTATGGCAAAACTTGCAGCATCAAGAGGTACATGTATACGCCGTAAAGTTGGTTGTATTCTTGTGTCAAAAGAAAATCAAGTACTTGCTACAGGTTATAACGGCGTGCCATCTGGTTTTGATCATTGTATAGATATTCCATGTGAAGGTGCTTATTATGAATCAGGTCAAGGTCTTGATAAATGTGAATCTATTCATGCCGAAATGAATGCTGTTATTAATTGTAAAGATGTAAAAGAAATATATACAGCATATTGCACTACAGCACCTTGTGTGCATTGTATTAAAGTATTACTTAACACAGGATGTAAAAGACTTGTTATGGCAGAACCTTATCCTCATTCTGAAGTAAGTCAACGCCTATGGGAGCAAGGAGGTAGAATATGGGATACAATAAAAGTTGTGAAAAATCAATAACTTACAAATATTGAAAAAAAGTGTGTACATTTCAAAATAACAAGTGTAGAATATCTTTACGTTAATTAAATATGGGGATTATATGAAATTACGAACAATGATATTAAGTGCGATTGCTTTTTGGCTTTATGTAGCTTTTTGTATATATATGATGGGTAAAGTTGGGGGACTTATATAATGGAACGATGGTTAGATTATGATGAATATTTAGATCAACAAGAATTTTGGCGTCAAAAAGAATTAGAAGAGCAGCATCAACTTGAACAACAAGAGAAACATGATGGATAATTGGGGTTGGGATAAAGATAAACATTATACATGGTATAACCAATGGCACTTTAAAACTCCTAGAACATACCGTGAAAGATATGGTGTTGAATATAAACCCATAAAAAGTGAATTAGAAAAGCAACGTGATTTTAAACAAGGTGTGTTATTATTTTTAATTGTAATATTATTTTATGGAGTATCAGAATGGACGATTTAGACGCAATTATTATGCAAATTCAACTAGCTACTCAAGAATTAAAAGATGATAATGACAGGTTTGAAAGACAACAAAAAGCGATACAAAACTTAAGACAATCGGAGAATGTAAATGAAATACACAGAACTACGCAAGATTAATGTTAATGAACATATTGAAAAGAAAAACGGTCTATCATATTTATCATGGGCATGGGCAGTAGATACATTACTGCAGCAAGATCCATCTGCTACATGGGACTATAAAGAACCTAAACAGTTTGGTGATACTTTAATGGTATTTTGTTCTGTTACTGCGTTTGGTAAAATAATGACAGCACAACTACCTGTGTTAGATTATCGCAATAAAGCAATTATTAATCCTGATGCTATGGCAGTTAATACTGCTATGCAACGTTGCTTAGCTAAAGCTATTGCATTGCATGGTATTGGGTTATATATATACAGCGGTGAAGATATCCCAGAGTCTGAAAAAGTTGAAGAAGTTATTACAGAAAAAGATATTGAATTAGCTAAAGTTGGTTTATATACAGCAAACAATGATGGTAAATTAAAAGAAGCATTTTTTAAACTTACACCTCAAATGCAAGATAAATTACGTGACTATGCCAATGAACTTAAGAAAGCAGCATGAGTCATTTGCTAGATAAACGTAGGCATAATATTGTAACAGCATCTAATGCTTGGGCTTCTGTAAACGAAAGACAAAAACTTTGGCGTCAAATGACTTTAAGAGAAGCTCCATTTGAAGGCAATGAAATGACTGAATGGGGTAATTTACATGAGAAAGATGCTTTGTCTGAGTTTGAAAAAAGTATGAGTGATATATGCGAATCAGGCAATAAACTTATAGTGCATAATAGTTTACCTATAGGTGCTAGTCCTGATGCATTTTACAATGGTGACCCAGTAGAGTTTAAATGTCCATTTACACAAGAATTTTATGATGGAATACCAGATAGATATTATTGGCAAGTTCAAATGCAAATACATTGCTGCGATCGTGAACAAGGATGGTTTAGTGTTTGGACCCCAAGTGGTATAACTGTAGAGTTAGTTAAGAAAGATGATAAATGGTTAGAGTGGTACAAACCATTATTATTAGAATTTATGCAATTTGTTGAGTCTGACACAGAACCAACACGATGGAAGAAAAAACCTATTTACACTAAGGAGAACTAGCATGGCACAGTATGACAACACAAACACATTTACATTATTTGTTAATGACAAGGGTGAAAACCCAAAACGACCAGATTGGACTGGGAATATGAATGTTGATGGTATTGAATTTAGACTATCTGGTTGGGTACGTGAAAGCGCAAAAGGTAAGTTTGTTTCAGGTACTGTACAATTAAAAGAAAATAAAAACACTGAATATAGTAAACCTGCAGTAGAAGGTGAAGACATGCCTTTTTAGACATGTCCTCATAATGCAATTACTTATTCATTACATACATTGTGACTTCAAAGCCAAAACGCATTTCAGTAACTGATGGTGATGTCCACATAATATTTCTCCTTAAAATGTATATGCATAATTGCACAATACAATAAGATTATACAAAATTTAAGACTTGAAATATACTGTAAATACATTAACTTTATACTAGTAAATTATTTAAAAGGCAAATATAATGACAATTTTTACAAGATGGGCAATCGTATTTAAACATGATAAGTCACCATTAGATGAATGTTTATATATTCATAAAGCAAAAGCTGAATCAAAATTACATTTAATAAATAATAAAAATAAATTTGAAATTCAACAAGTTGCATTAATGAATAAAAATTTAATTCAAAATAAATTTAATGGATATACATAACTTAGAATTAGAAGTTTCATGCTACGCAACTGCTGTGTACCATGAAGTTAATAATAGAACTCTTGAGGAGAAATTGGGTGTCATTTATACTATTCGTAATCGTATCAAATCTGGTCTCTGGGGTTCTAATGTATGTTCTGTTATTAATGCTTCTGGGCAATTTATTGGCATTTCAGACAAAAGCCATAAGAAAGTTGATAAAAAGACGTATCTTGAAACAAAATTACTTGTACTTGATGCAATTGTATTTAATAAATATGCTAACCCAGTTGCAAATGCTTTATACTTTCATGATGACTCAATTGAGCCAAAACATTCGTGGTTTGGTCATAAAAAAATTACTCATATAGGAAGGATGGTGTTTTACTAATGAAACAAAAACCAGTGGCTTGGCTTTATCAAGAGTTTTGTACTAAGTCTGGCGAACTAAAAAAGTCTTATTTATGGTCGTTTCACCCTAATCAACTTTCATATTTAAACGATTTAAAAAATACGACTCACCATATAAAAATAACGCCTTTGTTTGCAGGTGAACCTATAGAAGAATATAAAGGCATATCTAAATACGACAGTAAACGTCTTGTAGAGGCTAATAATGGATTATAAATGGAAGGGTACCGCTGAATTAATTGTTGGTATTATTATTGGTGCAGTGATTACATGGGGAATTATGGAGTATAAATGTATTGTTAAACAACACAGTACAAATTTAAAATGTATTCAAGGTGAATTATACGAAGAAATTAAACCTAATATCTTTGCTAAAAGTCATCTAGAATGTTTTGAACAAACTAGACTATAGGAGAAAATATGTATACACAACTTGACGATTTAAAGCATGCTAATTTAATTAAAGAATATTTAGAAAAAACCCCAGAAGCAACACGTAAAGATTTGAGTGTCGCATTGAGATTAAACTACAGAAGATTAATAAAATTACATACCGAAGGTGTTGTTATGTTGCCTAATCCAACACCTTTTAGCCAAAGAAATAAACCAAAAACAGTAAGATTATAATACACTTTTTATCATTTATATGTTATTATAATAATACTACATTTAACAAGGACTTATTTTATGACAGATATTAATAATATTTTAGATGAACGTGGCAATCGTTATGGTGATTTTTCATCAAATGCAACAACAACACAATTAATAAAACAAGCAATTAATCTTGGTGACACTGCTAATAAGTTAGCATTTTATCAGCGAGAGTCATTAGAAATGATTGCTCATAAAATAAGCCGTATTGTAAATGGCGATGCAAATTATATGGATTCATGGGTTGATATTGTAGGTTATGCACAATTAGTAATTGATAAATTACAACGTGATAAAAATGAAATTCAAGAGTTAGTTAATACTTTTGAAGATGATATTATATTTAGTAATACTGATGAAGACAATAATGATATGCAAACTACTGCGTTTTTAGAAAGACTTGAGGATTTAGATGACTAAAATATATTGGATATTTATTGTAATCATGGCCGGATTAGCTATTTTTTGGACTGAAGAAGTATTTAGTCAAACTACTACTATATTAGCACCTGATGGTTCTGTAACAGTTTGTCAAGTTTATAATGGTACTATAATCTGTGTCTAATGCTATGCGTAATTCGTATGCTAGCCATACAGACTTTGGTTTTTTAAGAGGATTATTTGAAGACAGTCCTAAAATTATGCCATCTAATTTAGACATGGTATATGGCATTAATGATAAGTTTTTATTAGGCGAATGGAAACGTGATAATGAAGAAATTTCAGAAGGTCAAAAAATACTTCTTAAAGCTTTATCAAAAGAACCTAATTTTACAGTAATACTTATTAATGGATATTCAGATAATACAGGTATTCATATTTCAAAATATTATCAAATATCACAAACATCACTTATTTATCTTGGAAATTCAATAGATAGTCTTAAAGATTACATTCAAACTTGGTATAAATTAGCAAAACGTATCTAAAACGCACGCAGTCATCCATAGAGACACTTTCATTATAAATTGATATGTATATATAGCGTACGTTAAAATAATGTCTCTAAGGCCACTTATTTTAAGTCAAATAGCATTTTTAAATAGGTTTTTAGTGGTTCTAATTCATTTTTACGTTTTTCAGTTATTTTATTTAACCATTCACGTCTAAAATTAATATCTTTAGTTAATAACCATTTTGCTTCACAATACAACCTGTAGTTACTACTATAGTTATCTACTACTTCACCGTTAGGTAAAATAATGTCAGTCATCTAATGCTGGCACCTCTGAGTAAATAGCATCAACTGTAATTTCTATATATGTGTCATCAGATAAAGTAATAATTAAAACAGACGGGTCAGTATATGCTTCGGCCTCTACAATTTCTTTGCCTATGATATGCTCACATAATGCTGAGATGTCCATAATTTTCCTTATATGCTGGTAACTAAGTCGTGGTTTAATTTCTCTGATTTCACTGACTTGCTCCATTTTCCGCAATCCTTACATTGATAACGTTGATATTTTCTAGAGCTAGTAATAAAACTACCTTGTTTAGTTAATCTTGCAGAGTTACAATTTGGGCAAACAGTACCATTAGAAAATGAATTATGATTTGGATGATTACTTATCCATCCTTTAAATTTATCATATAATTTTTCTAATAATATAACATCATTTTTATTGTATGCTTCCATACGTTTCCATGCTTGGCGGTCATTATTCATAACCTTTAGCCATAATTCATGACCCTCATGGTCTGTTTTTTTACCTAAACCTAATTTTTGAGATACGTAGTCAAGTTTATTTGATACAAATCTAAATTGACTTCTAGCAACTCTAAGTAAATCTATATGCTTTGCTGGACTTGGTGGTGGCATGCCGGCTTGTAAAAACTCACCATTTAACATTTTAATATCAAACTGTAGTCCATTGTAATGAACTATTGCATCTGCTTCATCCATTAATTTATGAATACTATTAAGCATATGTTTACGATTACTTTTATATACTGAATCGAACATAATTTTTGATTCACCATACCATTTAGCAGCATAGCATAAAGTATAAGATGATTCTAATAACTGGTTAAGCGCAATATTTTGCTGCCATATTCCCCAAACTGTTGCAAGGTTTGGAGCGCATTCAATATCTAATAAAAGTATTTTCATAAAATTCTCATTATTGAGATAATCTATTATACACTAGTATATCTTAATTGTGGCTGTTTTAGCTTTCTTTAGTTTGTCAAAGAACTTCTTATAAGCTATTTTAGAATTACCTATAAAGTCTTTACCTGCCCATGTTGAGCCAAGTAATATACATCCATCTGTATCTGCTGAAGTGTTGCCTGAATGGATACGAACACCTGTAAAGTTAGGAACGTCTAGTATATGTGGCATATCCTGTTTAAAGCGTACAGAT